GTCACTCTCCGGGGGAGAAGTTGCATCAGTGCTTGAGCTTGACAATTTTTTTGAATCAATTGTTTTTTCAATATGATGAGTTTCATAATATCGTGTAAATTTATGAAACTTTTCCAATCCAAACAATGGAGATGGTCTATCCATGGACCGAGATGTCTTATTAAGTTCATCCCGGTAAAGACTCACAATCATACCTTTTAGGAAACCACAATCAATGAGATTTGCAATCTTATTGAGATGTTTTCCTTGAGTAGATTTAAAACCTGCAACACGCGAGGCCTCTTTGGCTCCACGAATATACAGGCGTGAATCAAAAGTGCAAAAGTCATAAGACAAGTAGCACTTTCCAATGGAAAGTCCAAAACCCACATACTTCGCCAATGATTTCCAAGTATCATACTGATCAAGGTTTTCAAAGGTACAAACAACATCATCACCGTGAATCATTACTTCATTTGTATCCAAATCACGCTGTGTGGCTTTCAAAGTAATGAAAGCATTCACATAGCACAAAATTGGAAATGAGAGCAATGATCCCATGAGTTGACCTGTTTGTTGAAGAGTGTCGGGGACTCCAGTCCATTTTGGGTATTGAATTAGATGCCGACCACCCTCAATCTCTACCACCTTTGCTAAGAAGTTTTCGCCAATTAGTTCTAGTTCTTCAGTTATCACATTCATTACAGATTGTGAGACATCAAAATTCAAACCGTCAGTTGCATTACTATAATCTCCGGAAAGCAATAGTTTTCCAGAATTAACTATATCATTGAGATCATAGTTAGGATCATAGTTAGGTTGAAACAGCGGATATTTCTTCAGACCTGAAAAAAGTGCCAATTGTAGTCTTTTTAAGACATGACAATATGGGTGAGGTTTTGTGATCATTCGAACCTTTAAGGGTTCAGCGATCGCATATGCCTTGACAATATTCAGATCGTCGGGGATATCTGTTGGAACAACCAAGCAATCGTTGACATCTTCATTATGAAGTGGGAGGATTTGGATGGGTAGGCTAGACAAGATTTCCTTAACTTTTATCTTTACTATATCAGATAGTGAAAAAGTCGATTTAACAATCTCTGGATGATTCACAACACACGACCGTGAGTACTCGAATTGAGACTCATTGGTAAGGTACCTATGAACATTAAAGAATTGTTGCTTTTGATTCCTAACTTGAATAATATGACCCAACCGCCTTTGAATGGCGGTTTGATCAATAAATCCACGATAGGTTTCAG